GGTTTCGAATGGGCCAAAAAAAACCCTACTCCTAAGAGCAGGGTCTAGTACTACTTACTACTTATTACTTAGCGGGTTTAGCGTTCTTAGCTTTTTTCAGACTAGCCAATGCAGCACTAAGGTGCTTATTAACTGCGTCTCTTGATGGTACATCCATTTGGGTAGCAGTCGGTGTTTCGACTTTCCCCATTAACTCCATTACGGATGTGACCATTTCGGAGATGGTGTCCTGTTCAAGCTTTTCGGCTTTTACCAATGCGGCTTTTAATCGAGCGGTATCTGCTACCGCTTTTTTATTAGCGACAAACTCACGAACAATGGGATTTTTTATCTGTTTAACTTTGCAGTCAATCTGATATATCTTCCCACCTATCATGCGGTCTTCCACACCCTCTACTACTTCGGTATGCATGGCTAAACTTTTTCGGATTCTAGAGATATTGGTCGCTGCGTTATTCTGCAGTTTGACCCATTGATCTTTTAATCCATGATAACCAAGTTCGCCGTTACCCCACAATGTTCGGAATGATGGTAGAGCAAGCTGCTCTGTACCATCGGCAAGTACGTCTACCCATTCCTTAGCGATGACATCAATAAGGGGAACAAGTTCGCCTTTATCATTCATCAAATCATTGTATGGCGCTTTACCAATAGTATGTTCATAGTGCTTGACTACATGAAGTAGTATCGCGGCATTCTCTGAAAATATACTACTATCGGTACCGGCACCATCTAGGATCGAGGTCATTGCTCCGGCCATTACCGCACGCCATGTCGGTGCCGTATGAATAATATCATCCGGTAAATAACCAAACATGCTTTGCGGCTTAGTATCAGGCCCCATTAGATCAATCGGGGATATACGTGTAGACATTTCGGACATGTGGTCACTATCCTTATCTGTCCGTTGCATATCATTGCGTATGATCTCGACTAGATCCTTACGGGCTTTAACACTATAACGGTCACCGACTGTTTCTAGCGTAGATACTGCTGGTACTGCTGGTACTGCTGTTGAATTGGAAATGGTATTTCTCCTATTGAAATGAACTACTACACTATGTAGTAGTGAGTCAGGATTGCCCCGACTTGCAAACATTAAACCATGTATAGACGCTATTAGCCATAGATAGCTATATACAGCTACCCCCACCCACCGCTTTGTCAGTCTGGTACCATACCATCTACTATATTACTAGTCTGGACGAACGATCTGCTAGTTTTACGTTTGGCCCCCCTCCGATTTAAACACCCCTTGTAAAAAAATTTTTTTCATGTATAAATCGAGCTAACGGTTAACACCTGCGATATATAATGACATTACGTGTCAAACCTGAGATAGGGGTCGAAATCCCTAAATCTGAGCCTTTTCTAGATTTAAAAGATAGAGCCGAAGCCGCGTCTAATACCGTCTTGGAATTGGCAGAGCATGGGCTAGACATAGTGCTCAACAAAGAAGATCAAGAGAACGCCGCTAAGTTAGTATCCGCTTACGCCGAGGACTCTGAAAACACTTCAAAGAAAGTCACTGCCAAACGAGCAGCCACCCTCACTCCCGCTTCGCTATTACTAACTGATGCGATACTAAAAGAGTTCGGGCAATCAGTAGTAGAAAGCTCTCTACACATTAGGCACCTCGTTACTAATAAGCTGTTACTAGAGTCCGATAACCCAGATGCACGCATACGCATGAGAGCGTTGGAGCTATTAGGTAAGATTTCAGACGTAGGGTTGTTTGCAGAGAAGTCAGAAATTACGATTACCCATCAGTCTACGGACGATCTACGAGATAGGTTGCGTGGTAAGTTAGAGAGACTTGTTGTCGGAGAACTCTTTGAAGATACGGTAATAGCAGATATTGATGTTGACGCTGAGTTGGGGTTAATTGGGGAGCCTATAGAACTAGAAGAATACGATGACTGAGACTGCCTTAGACTTTTCAGAAGAAGATGTGCAGAAAATGCTCGATAACCTAGACACGTTCTCTCAGGAAGAAGTCGTAGAGATAGACCGTATTGTTAACGAGCTTGCCTCCCGTAAGCAGAACGAACTAGCCTTTGGTGATCTACTAGAATTCTGTAAGCGTATGCAGCCTGATTATATTGTGGGCGAACACCATAGTATATTGGCAGATATGTTAATGGGTATTGAGCGTGGGGAAAAAGATCGGATATGCGTCAACATCCCTCCTCGTCATGGTAAGTCTCAGTTAGTATCTATCTACTTCCCAGCATGGTTCTTGGGGCGAAACCCGAATAAGAAAGTAATGATGGTGTCCCACACTACCGATCTGGCGGTAGACTTCGGTAGAAAGGTACGTAACCTTATTGCAACCGACGATTACCGAAGTATCTTCCCCACCGTGTCTCTGTCCGTGGACTCTAAGTCAGCGGGACGTTGGAACACCAGTATGGGGGGAGAGTACTACGCTTGTGGTATTGGCTCTTCTATTGCGGGTCGTGGTGCTGATCTCTTACTAATTGACGATCCACATTCAGAGCAGGATGTAATTAACGGTAACTTTGAGGTTTTTGATAAAGCCTACGAGTGGTTTACTTTCGGAGCACGTACTCGTCTGATGCCGGGGGGTAGGGTAGCTATTATCCAGACCCGTTGGCACATGGATGATCTGACGGGTAGGGTTACCAAGGATATGGTTAACAATGACCTATCAGATCAATACGATGTAGTAGAGTTCCCGGCTATATTGGACACTACAAACAAGGAAGGGGAAGCCATACAAAAACCCTTATGGCCTGAGTTTTTTGATATGGATGCTTTGTTACGTACCAAAGCGTCAATGCCGGTGTTTCAGTGGAACGCTCAGTACCAGCAAGAACCTACGGCAGAAGAAGCAGCGTTAATAAAACGAGAGTGGTGGCAGTCTTGGGGGGATGCTGAACCCCCCTCATGTGAGTACATTATCATGTCTCTGGACGCAGCCGCAGAAACCCACAATCGCGCCGACTATACTGCGCTGACCACATGGGGGGTATTTTTCAATGAAGATGAGAATGCGTACAACATCATCTTACTCAATAGCATTAAGAAGCGGTTAGAGTTTCCAGAGCTAAAAGACTTGGCGATGGAGGAGTATAAAGCGTGGGAACCAGACTCGTTTATTGTGGAGAAGAAGAGTGCAGGTACGGCGTTATATCAAGAGATGCGGCGTATGGGATTGCCCGTACAAGAGTACACACCACATAGAGGGTCAGGGGATAAGTTAGCCCGTTTGAACTCTGTTGCTGATATAGTAGCCTCTGGTATGGTATGGATGCCTACGACACGGTGGGCAGAAGAGGTCATAGAAGAGATTGCAGGGTTCCCTTTCGCTTCTCACGATGACCTTGTGGATTCTACAGTTATGGCGTTAATGAGATTTAGGCAAGGTGGGTTTATCCGCCTACCAACGGACGAACCAGAAGAGATGCGGTACTTCAAACAGAAACGAGGTGGGTACTACTAATGGCAGAAGAAGGTGTAAAGCTATTTGGGGAAGATGGGTTAATTTTTGATCACACTAACCCTTTAGATTATTTAAGTTTTGTCCCCGGCATTGGGGTTCTTGGGGTGGGTGCAAAAGTACTAAGTACACTAGCCAAAGCAAACAGGCTTAAAAAGTTTCCAAAAACACAATACCACGGTGGGCATGCCAATGTAGAGAAGGGTGAGGCAGCTAGAAGAGGGATATATACATCACCTGACTCTAATTATGCAAATGCTTGGAAGTTCCCTAGAGGTGAGGACGCAGTAGAAAAATTCGGGCCTACAGGACTCTATAAATTAGATTTAAGCACACTTAAAAATTTTGAGTTACTCGACAAACCAAGTAAAAAATTAAAACAAGCAATAAAAAAAGAATTAGACAGGCCTATAATTCCGTATGGTTCACCGGGGCACGAGGCACAAAAAGAGCTTAATCACGGTTTAACATTTTTATTTAATCCTCAATACAAATCCCCAAGTATGAAAGGTGTAGAAGGAGGAAGAGCAACAACGGCAGGGCGGGAGGCACTTGATTGGTTAAGAAGGCGAGGAGTTGAAGCAATCACAGGATCTACCACTTTAAAAAGAGGGTTAAAAGCAAAGTCCGGTGAAGGGGAGTATTTTCTATTAAAAGATTTCCCTAAAAAGAAACTATCAAAGGGTGAAATTGATGCTGTACTCGCGCCGGGACGCGCCGCAAAAGACGCAGCAGCCGCAAAAATCGACCCTAAAAAGTTAAAAGCTTTTGAGGAAGCTAATAATATGACTCCCAGTTTTTATAGTAATGGTGTACCTCAAGGTGGAGGTGCCAGAGCGTATCTTAATAGTAAGGCTGGGAGGTTTAAGTATAACGAGGGTGGAGAGGTTTCAAACAACTTACAAAACTTCTTAGCTGTTGCTACTGAAGCTATAGAGTTAGAGCGAGCGGAAGCTCCAACTGAAATGCCTAAAGACTACCGTGACGGTGGGCGTGTAAGACTAATATAAAGGATTAAATAATGGCTATTGAGAAAGGTTTGTACGCAGCACCGTTAGGTATAGATGATTCAATCGAATCTGAAGAGGGTATGTCGATAGAGATTGTAGATCCAGAGATGGTAACCCTATCTGACGGCGGTATGGAGATAACGATAGTCCCCGATTCTGATATTGATAGTATGGGGGAGTTTGATTCTAATCTAGCAGAGTTTTTAAGCGATAACGATTTGGCTGCATTAGCAGATGAGCTTGTTGAATCTGTTGATTCTGATACAGATGCTAGAAAAGAGTGGGCAGAAACATATGTTAAAGGACTGCAGGTTCTTGGGTTTAATATCGAAGAGCGTTCAGAACCTTGGGAAGGGGCTTGTGGTGTGTACTCTAACGTATTAGCGGAAGCTGCCATACGTTTCCAAGCGGAAGCCATGAGTGAAACCTTCCCCGCCGCAGGGCCAGTACGTACTAAGGTCATTGGAGAAGAGACTAAAGAAAAACTAGAAGCTGCTGACCGTGTAAAAGCAGATATGAACTACGAATTGACCGAAAAAATGGTGGAATATCGGTCAGAACACGAAAGATTGTTATATAGCCTTGGTTTAGCGGGTTCAGCCTTCAAAAAAGTCTACTTCGACCCCAATTTGGGGCGGCAAGTAGCTATGTATATACCCGCAGAAGACGTAATTGTACCTTATGGAGCTTCAAACATAGAGGCTGCGGAGCGTGTAACTCATATTATGCGTAAGACTAAGAACGAACTACGCAGATTACAAGCTAGTGGCTTCTATATAGATAAAGAACTGGGTGAACCACAGGCATACCATACCGATATCGAAGAGAAAAAAGCCAAAGACGCTGGGTTTTCTCTTAATGATGATGATCGCTACACGTTATACGAGATTCACGTAACAACAACGCTGGAAGGTGTTGATGAGGAAGAAGCTTTAGCTAAACCCTACGTTGTAACGCTAGAGAAAGGTACGAACACCATACTATCTATACGTAGAAATTGGAACCAAGACGATGAGTTGGAGTTAAAACGCCAACATTTTGTACATTATGTGTATGTGCCCGGATTTGGGTTCTACGGACTTGGACTCATACATATAGTAGGGGGGTACGCTAAAGCAGGTACTTCTCTTATACGCCAGCTTATAGATGCGGGTACGTTATCTAACCTTCCGGGGGGTCTAAAGTCCCGTGGGTTACGTATTTCAGGAGATGATACTCCGATTGAACCCGGAGAGTTCAAGGATGTAGACGTACCTTCTGGCAGTATTAAAGACAATATCATGCCATTACCTTATAAGGAGCCTAGTCAGACTCTATTAGCTCTCCTTGACAAGATAACTACTGAAGGTAGGCGGTTAGGCGCTATTAGTGACATGAACATCTCTGATATGTCGGCTAATGCCCCTGTTGGCACTACTTTGGCGCTATTAGAGCGTACATTAAAGCCAATGGCAGCGGTACAGGCACGAGTCCACTACGCTATGAAGCTTGAGTTTAAGTTGCTCAAGGCAATAATGTCCCAATACGCTCCTGAAGAGTATGGATACCAACCTAATCGTGGGACAACAGGTGCTCGGCAAGAAGATTACGACATGGTGGATGTCATACCTGTCAGCGATCCTAATAACTCTACAATGGCCCAACGAGTTGTCCAGTACCAAGCGGTACTACAGATGGCTCAACAAGCCCCACAGATATATAACTTGCCGCAGCTACACAGGCAGATGATAGAAGTATTAGGTATAAAGAACGCGGATAAGCTCGTACCTACGCAAGATGACGCAAAGCCTACAGACCCAATAAGTGAGAATATGAATGTACTAATGGGTAAACCACTAAAAGCATTCATATTCCAAGACCACAAAGCTCACATTGCCGCGCATGAATCTTTCATGCAAGACCCAATGATTATGCAAGCTCTAGGTAGAGATCCTGCAAGTCAACGGATGTTAGCTGGGTTACAGGCACATAAACTAGAACACTTCGCGTTCTTATATAGAGAGCAGATAGAAGAACAGTTAGGTGCTCCGTTACCTGCCCCTAATGTAGACATCCCTAAAGATATAGAAACATCGGTATCAAGGCTTGTAGCTCAAGCAGGGCAGCAACTGACTAAGACGCATCAACAGCAACAAGCGCAAAACCAAGCACAGCAGAAGATGCAAGACCCTGTAGTGCAAATGCAGCAACAAGAGTTAGCAATCAAAACTCAAGAAGTGCAGCAGAAAGGTCAAAAAGATGCAGCAGATATACAGTTAAAAGTAGCTGAACAGCAAAGAAAACAACAGAAGGACATGATAGACGCTATAGCAACGGCTAAAGAGCTTGACCTAGATACTAAAGAACTAGAGTTAGAAGCTAAAAAAGCGGGAGTAAAACTAGCGTTAGAGACTGAACAGGCAAGTAAAGCCGCAGATATGGACATTATGCGTCTAATACAAGAAAGGGATAACAAATAATGGCAGAAACTGTCTTTAGTGTACTAATTAAAAAGTTTGAAGAAGACAAAGCATCTGCGTTAGAATTCGTAAGTGCTGGAGGAGCAAAAGACTTTTCTCAGTACAAAGAATCTACAGGTTACATCCGGGGTCTGGACACCTGTATACGGAACGTAAAAGACCTCTCGCGCAATTACATGGAAGATGATGATGAGTGAAGCCGAAGCTATAACTGAAGAAGCCTTAGAGGACATGCTACCTGTCCCTGTTGGGTATAGGGTACTCATAGCCCTACCGCAGATAGAGGAAACTTTTCAAGACAGCGATCTTCTTAAATCGTCTCAGACGAGACACGAAGAACACGTAATGTCAATTATAGGGCTAGTCGTAGATATAGGGGGTCAAGCGTATGCTGATAAAGAAAGATTCCCTACAGGTGCGTGGTGCAAACAAGGTGATTATGTCATGTTTCGCGCTAATTCAGGCACGCGATTTAAAGTAGGTGGAACGGAGTATCGTCTTATGAATGATGACTCTATAGAAGCAGTTGTACCCGATCCTTCAGGTATATCAAAAGCGTAAGGAGTTATTATGCCATTTCAAAAAGTAGAATTTGAGTTCCCAGAAACAGATGAAGATGGATCTACAGAGATAGAAATTGAATCCTCTGATGAAGTAGAGGTAGATTTTTCTGGGGGTACCAACACACCAGAATCAGAGTCGGAAGTAGAACCTGAAATTGAGGTTGTTAATGACGTACCTGAAAAGGATAGAGGGCGCGTTCCGTCTGAACCACCTGAAGATATTACTAAAGAAGAGCTTAATAATTACTCAGAAAAAGTTGCAAGACGGATACAACACTTTAGTAAGGGTTACCATGATGAGCGCCGCGCAAAAGAAACGGCTCAAAGAGAACGCGATGAACTTCAAAGTGCGGTTCAGGGAGTATTGGCAGAGAAAGATGCTCTTCAAGACACGGTTAATAAGAACCAGCAAGTTTTATTTCAACAAGCTAAACACAGCGTTGCAGGAGAGTTATCTCAAGCTAAAGAAGCGTTTAAGGTAGCTCACGATTCAGGAGATTCAGAGGCTTTATTAAACGCTCAAGAGCGTTTCACTAACGCAAAGCTAAAAGCTGGGCGTTTAGAAGAGTTTGAAGAACCTAGAGAAATAGTAGATACTACTTCTAGAAGACAACCAAACCCTCCTCCTGTGGATCATAAAGCAGAAGCATGGAGAGATAATAATACTTGGTTTGGTAATTCTAGTTACGCACCTGAAACAGCTTTTGCTGTAGGGTTGCATAAACAACTAGTAGCAGAGGATAATATCACTGTTAGTAGCGATGAATACTACGAGGCAATAAACTCTCGTATGCGGAGTACCTTCCCACAATTATATGGGGAGTTTGATGAACAGGAGGTAGAGACACCTAAGTCTAGAGTTAGAGATAACAACGTGGTTGCACCCGCTACGCGGAGCACAGGGCCTAAGAAATATAGGATGACGCAAACACAGTTAAATCTATCTAAACGGTTAGGACTTACCCCAGCGCAATACGCTAAACAAGCTGCACTAGAAGTTATGAGGAACAAAAATGGCTGAAAACAGAGTTGATCGTAAGTTAGAGACAAGAGATAAGGCATCTAGGAAAAAGCATTGGCAGCGACCGGAAACGTTACCTTCGCCAACGCCAAGACCCGGATATGCTCACCGCTGGATACGAGTTAGTTCTCGCGGTACTGTCGATGCCACTAATGTATCTTCTAAGTTAAGAGAAGGTTGGGAACCAGTAAAAGCAATTGATTATCCAGAGGTAACACTCGTTGATATCGAGCAAGAAAGATTTGCTGACAACGTTGTTATAGGAGGATTATTGCTTTGTGAGGCTCCAATTGAATTGATTGCAGAACGTAGTGAGTACTACGATACCCAAACAGGTAACCAAATGCAGTCAGTAGATAACAACCTTATGAGAGAAAGTGACCCTCGTATGCCCCTATTTAATAATAGGAAAACTAAGGTTACTTTCGGAAATGGAACTTAAACACAGGAGTGTATAAGCAATGGCTTATCCTACTATTGAAGCCCCTTATGGGCTAGTTCCGGTAAAATTGTTAAGCGGCGTTCCTTTTGTTGGTCTTACTCGGCATTATTCTATTGCTAGTAATTATGGTACCAATATTTTTAATGGGGACGCAGTAAAACTAGTTACCGGAGGCACCGTAGAACGTGATACAGCAGGTGCTGCTATGACACCTATCGGTGTATTTTTAGGTTGTACCTTTACAGACCCTAGTACACAGCAAGTTACTTTTAGGCAGTCTTATCCTGCTAATACTGTAGCTTCTGATATTCAGGCGTATGTAGCTGATGGAACTGACATCCTTTTCAAGGTTGCGGTTGTATCTTCAGGCGTTGTTATGGGGGATCTGGCGGTTACAGATATCGGTGCTAATGTTGCAGGTGTAAATAACGCTGGCAGCACTATTACAGGTAATTCTAAAATAGCTATTTTGGATACTTCAGCAACAACAAACACATTGCCCTTCCGCATTGTAGATCTAGTAGAAGAAACTAAAAATTCTTCTGGTGGCTTTACCGAAGCTTATGTTAAGTGGAATGCTGGGCATGCTTTCAATAATTTAACCGGAATATAGGAGTAGCGTAACATGGCAATTTCACGCGCCCAATTACTAAAAGAACTCCTACCCGGATTGAACGCTTTGTTCGGATTGGAGTACGCTAAGTACGGGGAAGAAACTAAGGAG